TGTAATAAGGTCAACAGCAGATGATTATAAAAAATTAAAGGAGGAACAGAAACATGACCAATCATAAAAAAGACGCAGCAAACCCTGACGGGAATTTCGCTAACTTCATGATGATGTTAGTAGCAGCACCTGTCGTAATGGCGTGGGTAGGACTATCTGTATTTCTCGTTACGATGGCATTTCGCCATCCAGAAATAGTAGAAGATATAGAATCTTATAAGTCGGTATTACTGATTATAGGTTCTCCAGCCTTAGTTATTATATATAAGGTATTAGAATTATGGACTGCTCAACAGAACAGTCAGATAGAACAAACAAGAAAAGGTACATTCCGTAATGGGGATGACCATGAACACGAAGAGGAAACAAAAAAATGAACGACTACGAAGTGAGAGAACTGTATGAACAGGTACAACAAATGGAAGTGAAGATAAAAGCATTAGAGGTAATTATAAATATGCCTACAAGCGAGCAGGTACAAGCAGAGAACAACAAAGCATGTTGCTGCTCAGGAGAATAAAAATGCCAACGAAAGAACTATATGAAAAATATCAAGGTAACCAATCGGACAAGAAACCTGTGGACTCATCCGCAGGAGGATTGTTTAAAGGAGAACACTGGTCAGAAGAGTACGCAAAGACCCTAGACTGGGAAAAACCAAGCCAACGTGAGATTAATGAGATGGCAGCAGCCTCTCATAAACCTATCACCAGCTACGATAGTATTGCCGAAGAAAATAAAGATAAGCCCGCAATTAGAGAAGTATATGATGGTACGACTTATAGTCTAGCCTACATTCCTACTCAAGAATATCTAGAAGATATGAAAGAGAGTCACGAACGAGGAGACCGCGAATACGGTGCCCAGAATCAAGAGAGTGACCCAATGGATGTTTATACTGCAAAGTATGATAGGAAAGGAGACGAGTAATCATGGCTGACGATATTGTGGACGATGGGGCTGAGCCCTCAGAAGAAAAAGCATGTTGCGACTGTTGTTGCACTAAAACAATCTTAGATAAAATAGATAAGCAGAACTTTATCAATATGAATTATCAAAATGAGAATGACAATGGATTTAATTCTACTTTGTCTAAGCTAAATGATATACTGGAATTATTACACAAAAAGGAATAATATGGCAGAAAATCAAAATAAGAAATACAATATAGATAAAACTCTTACAATGAGAAAGAGCGGACAAGGTGAAAAGGTTTACAGCCACGTCGGTGGTAAAACTCACGCTCTTGAACATCATGCTATATCTAAAGAGACAGCTCTTAAACAAATTAGAGATGTAACTGAATCAGAGATAGCGCGCCGTGAACATCATGGACACCACATAGGTAAGAAACAACATTCTAAAACTAAATACGCAGACCACGGTTAAGTATGGCTTACAACGCTAAATCTAAAAAACGTCGTCAAGCGGAAGCAAGAAAGAAGCCCGGAGGTTCAAACGTAGGAGATTATCCTAACGTTAGTAAATTCGCTGGCCCATCAGGAGGAGCACCTAAAGGTAGCTACCCTATTAATACTAAGAAGAGAGCTAAATCAGCTCTTAAGCTGGCACATAATGCGCCAAACCCAGCTGGTATCAAAAAGGCAGTACTCAAAGCGTATCCTTCTTTAAAGAAGAAAAAGAATGGTAAGAAAGAATAAGAACGGAGTTCCACGTAAGAAACCCAAGAAACGTAGAGTTAAAAAGGGTGAAAAAGCTTATCGTGCTAAAGATGGCAAACTTAGGAAGAAAAAGAAATGAGTATAACAAAAGCAGAAATTATTGCCACAATAGAGGCAGACTTAGCTGACACTGAAACCAAGTTAAGTTCTCTTATGTCTACAGGAAGTATGAGTGAGAGTAATGATGAAACTAAGGTAGCTAATTATATAGGTCGATGTACCCTCCTCAATGATACAAAAACGTGGGTAACGGATAACCTCTAAGTAAGCTTTATATAGTAGGGGGTCCTACTATGTATAGGCTCTCACAGAAGGGCCAAGGCACCACAGGACACTTAACGCAAGCGTCACCGTGGGAGCCCCAAAAAAAGGAAAAAATATGTCAAATAATACGACAAACGAACCAGCAACTAACGAGACTCTAGATAACGTTACTGCTGACGAAGTAAGCGAATCTGGAATGATAGATGGTATATTGGATGCATTAAGTGATTCACCTGAGCTCATGCTCGCGGTAGCAGTCATAGGAGCACTTGTTGCTTATATTGCATACACACAGCCAGCTGTAAAAGCGTTAATATATAAATTCGGAGGTTCTTATATGAAGAGCCACGAAGCCGAGATACATAAATTAATCGAGGTACATTTAACGTCTGCCCAGTTAAAGGCTTATGAGAAGCTAGATGTTCTAGCACAAAAGCATGTAAAAGATGCAATGCTCAAAAACGTAATACTATCTGTATGGGACCAGAACGACGACAAATTTGTTGCCGCGGTCAAAGCAGAAACCAAAGCAGCTTTTGCTAGCGCAAAGACTCTTTGAACGAAGACGATTATGAGCAGCGGTTACGCCAGCGAGTAGGAGAACAAGAATATGCACGTCATAAAGAACTTGTACGCTTGCTGGCTCGCAATCTTACTCTTGAAGACATTTTGTGGGAAGAAATTTCTTTACATATTCGGGATGTTAACTTACGAACAGAGCTCTTGCGCCAAAGAAATTCAATCGTTCGTGACATACATACGGAATTCAGAGCATTAAACATAGAGATACCTACGGTAGTGGAACAGCGGACTGAAGGGTTTGCTAGTTTCTTGGAGGATTTAACAGATGACGAAAGCGATAAGAAACGAGACAAAGAAACTGAAAGCGACACTGACAGGTAAAAGCGCACACGATTCAAAAGAGTTAGAGAATATATTTGAAAGTTGTAGATTCTCTGAAGACAAAATGCTTAAATTGGTTAGAGCTTTTTGTGAAACCTATTTAATTGATAATAAACAACGGCCTTTAAAGTTAAGACCTCTTCAGGAAACTATTATTGTTAAGTCTTTAACACATCCTGATAATGGTCTTCCGCGTAAATTAGCTATCTTAGCTCCACGAGGGAGTGGTAAATCTTATGCCCTTGCGGTAGCTGTAACTATCTATATGTTCTTTAAAAGATTTAGAGATTTAGTATTTGTCTTAGCTCCATCAGAAGACCAAGCTGCATTAATCTTTGGTTATGTTTATAGAAACTTTAAGGATAATAGATTTTTAGATAGCTTAGTAGACAATTATAAATTTCATAATAAGCCCCATATACGCATGAAGGGGGGCACAATGATGCGTAGAGCTCCATTAGCGCCTAGTAATCAGGGACAAGCTATACGAGGACAACACCCTACTTTATGTATTGTGGACGAAAGTCCTCTAATTGATGACCATTTATTCGTAGATAACGTAGAACCAGCGATAGTTTCAAATAAGGCCCCGTTCATAAATTTAGGTACACCAAAGTCAAAAGAGAATCATATGTATAGATATCTCTACTCAGAAGCTTATGAAAATAGTTTCACGAGATTGGTGTTTTCATGGAAAGACGCAATTAAACAAGGAGATGCTTATTCACCTCCTTATACTGAATTAGAAATGTTAGATAAGATGACGGAATGGGGGGAAGATTCTATCTACTGGAGGACAGAATACGAATGTGAGTTTGTAGAGAGTGTATCGCAAATATTCAATCCAGAAAAATTAAGGGACTGTTTTGATGAATACGAACCGTGGACCAGAGAGACTCTCGATGACGAGCGAGGAAATCTTCCTAATGAAATTTCTGTCGGTGTTGATGTTGGGAAATCTATTAACTCTACTGTTATTACCGGATGGTCAAGGGAAAAACTTGCTACTGAGGATGGTGGACAAGATATTGCCCGTCTTATATACATTGAAGAAATCAGTCCTAGAAGTGGTGGACACGATATTCCATACCAGCGTCAGCGTATCATTGACGTCTGTAATCGTTTGCACGCTAAGCGCCTTATTGTGGATTGTACTGGTATCGGCGGTGCGATTGAACAAGACTTAAGGGTAGAGTGTATAAATAGTAGTCCGCAGATACATTTCCTACCTTTCATTTTTACGGGTGGTCCGAGAGGGACGAAGACCCAGATATATAGAGATTACGTTTCCTATATCCAACAACAACTAGTAAAGGTACCTAATCCAGAAAGCCAAGAACCTCATATAAAGAGATTAATTTTAAAATGGTATGCAGAACATAGAGACCTTGAATATACTATGGATGCAGCCAATAAGACTGAAAAGATAGCAGCTCCTTCCGGAAAACACGATGACTATTGTGATAGTTCGGTAATGGCGCTACATGCTACCTTATCTATGCTTCCTGCTGGTGCAGGAGTGGCCTCTTCAAATAGAGGCGGAGGTGGTAGCGACAGGATACAAAGAGCGCCCACAAAACGACAAAATTGGAGTGGAAAGTCTGTTTTAACCACGGCTGCTCGTTCTCACCGCCTTAATAAAGGTATACGTTTTTAGCACAATCTTTATATACTCCTTTCGGTTTATATATATGTGACTAGCCATGTCAATATTTGATAGAGTGCGAAGACGCTTCGCCAATGTGGGGTCTAATCCCCCTTTCAAAGAGAACGACCCAAGAGATTTCGGAGCAGGTGTAATCAAAAGACTCAAGCTCCAAAATAACGGTTACAATGTAAGAGGAAAAGGAGATTTTGAACCACACATAGGTGCTCCACGCACTTATATGAATGTTTATTTACAAGACCCTGTTGTAAGAACATTGATAGACCTTCCATGCTTTTACGCTGTAAAGGATAACTTTGATATAGTAACAGATGAAGATAGTATTAGAGAAACTATCGAAGAGATGTTTAGAGATATAAATATCGAACAAACTATCTATGGATGGGTTCGTAATGCCCGCGTATTCGGTACGGGGTATCTGGAGTGGACCGGAGACAACTTAGTTCTTCGTTCTAGCCAAAACATGTACGTTAAGAGAAACGAACATGGACAAGTAATGTATTATTATCAAGATGTTGGTGACGATAAAGAAAATATAAGATTTGAAGCTGATGAGATAATAGAACTTAAAAATAATCCCTTTGACGATTATGCATATGGTTTATCTGATATACACCCTATAATGTATCTGATAGACTTAAAAGATTATGCAGAAAGGGATATAGGAGCCGCACTTAATAAATATGCGATATCAAGATTTGATATATCTTGCGGTCTACCTGATATGCCCTATGGCCCTGATAAGATTAATGAGGTTGTAGACGCTTTTAATAATTTAGCACCCGGTGAAGATATAATTCACGGCAATGATATAACTATTAAAGAATTAGGTGGAACACAGAGAGCATTTGAGTATGGAAAATATACTGACGATTTACTGGCTAAAATACACATGGCTTTAAAGGTTCCTTTAACTATGTGGAGCGACCCTGAGAAGGCTCGTCCCATATTTGAGCCATATGTTAATTATTTACAGTCTGCTATAGAAGGTGCATTAAATGCACAGTTGATGCCTCAATTAGAATCCGGCGAAGCTAAATTTAGATTCCGAGCCGTTAATATAGATGATGCATTTACTAAAGCTAAGACAGACATGATATATTTATCTGAAGGCGTACTCTCACCCGGAGAAGTTAGAGAAGAGCGTGGTCTTGACCCTGAAGGAGTTGTAGAATTAGATATGGAAACTTCTGAAGATGTTAAAGCATCACCACTCGAAGGTGGACCCGGTAAAAAGGAGAGCAGTAAGAACGCTAACATATCTGGAGGAAAAGATACAGATAAAAAAGAAGAGAGTGCGAGAGCACCAAATAGGGGAAACAAACCCTCCGCTAACGCGACAGGAGATAGAAAATGACGTACGAAAAATGTAAGACAACCGTAAGTGCAACACTAAAAAAGCGTGGTTTTGATAACCACAGCAATATGGCAGCTGGCATGTGTTCCATGTGGGCTGAGGAGAATGGTGTCGAGCGGGAATTTGCAGGAGAAACCGACAGAGTCGCTACTCAACGTACATTCGCTATTTCCCTTGAGGGAAGTTCCGACATGACATTTAATAGCGATGAGGGGGTTGATTCTGTAACTTTCCCTGTGATAGCTATTACTTCTGGTCTCCATAAGTATATGGAAGACGAGATAAACAAAAAGGTTTATATAGAGCCTACCATCTTAAGAGATAGTATAGAGAAGTTCTCAGAGCTTCCTATATATATTAATCATCAACGAACGCCTGAGGATTTAATCGGCATGGCTACTGACCCTGAGGTAATAGAATTGAAAGATGGAAAATATGGAATGCAAATGAAGGCTACTGTTAGTAACAAGACAGGACACGGCCAAGAAGTGATGAACAAGGTCAAGGACGGGGATATGACTCACGTTAGTATTGATTGGTTCTCCAATGATATTGACGTTATGGGTGACACATACGCCACCAAGTTACGTCCCACAGAGGTAAGTTTCATTGACAATGAAAAAATGGACCCCGTCTGTAAGGAATGCACGATAGGAAAGGAATGTAGTTTACATGAGGCTAGTGACGACCACGACTGTGGTTGTGGTGGCACTGAAGGTTCATGTGAATGTGAAGACGGGAAGACAGAGGTCAAAACTATGACAGAAGAAAAAGTAGAAACCAATGTGAAATCCGATGCAGAGAACATTGTTGAACGCGAATTCGCTTCACTACGTGCTCAGCTGGAAGAGTTGAATGCTTCTAAAACGGAAGTCGAATCCCAGTACGAAGATGCTTTAAAACAAATTGAAGCATTTAAGTTACTTGAGGAAGAGAGAGCCGCAAAGGAAGCTGAAACAAGAAAGCTAGAGACTATTGAAACAATTATATCCAAGGAAGTTCTTTTCGGCACAACCGAAGAGGAAAAGAAGGATGCACGCGTTGAGGAACTATCTGCTTGGGATGAACCAAGGCTGACTGGATTCAGCGACGCATTAAATGCAATGCCTGTCCCAGAAGCAGACACAGAGAGACAATTCGGAAAAGGAAAATCCAATGACGAAGCAGCAATCGTGTCTGAAGAGACAGAAAGGCAATTTAGTGTAAAAATTAACAAAGATGGGCGAGTAAAGCTCAACAAAGAATTACTAAGAGGTAATTAAATATGGCAACAGAAATATTAGTAAATGACGGTGGTGCACCAGCAAGAATTTTACCATTCACAGCTGGCAGCACAGTTACCGCAGGATACCCTGTTCAGATGGGAGCCGATGCAGAAATAGACCAATTCACATCAGCAAACTCAAAACCACTAGGTTTTGCTCTGACCACGGTAACCAGTGGAAATATAGCAAGTATCATAACAGGTCACGGTATCATAATCAATGCATACTGTTCTGGAACGATTGGACGAGGAGACGGTGTAGCTACATTAGCTGACGGTAACCTAGGACAAGCTTCCTCAGCAGCAAACGCAATCGGTTATTATATTGACCCAAGTGGTGCGCACTCAGGTGCAGCTACATTACAACGTATACTGTATCAGGGGCTATAAGGAGAACATAAAACATGGCAGCATTAAACTCAAATTTAGCACCCGGTGTACTGACCTCCCTTAATACGGGAGCGGCAGACGGCGGCGTGGGCGAGCGTGTACTTATTGACTATAAAGATGCAATTCAGGACTACAAAGTTGTAGACCTACCTGCATTGTCAATGTTCTGCGACCCTATGACTACAGACACCGGCGGTGATATTGATATCACCTTCGCAAAACCCTCAATGGGTATGGAAGAAATCAACGAAGGAAACACTCCTAAGTACCAACACACCAACTTACGCTCCGAGAGAGTGTCCGTTGATGAGTGGGGACTTGCAGTAGGTGTAACCCGAAGAATGATAGAAGACTCAAGATTTAACGAAGTAGAGATGGCGTTGAATGAAGCACGCAGAGCAGTTGACAGGCACGTTACAAAAAACGTTGTCTACGGTTTGCTCGGTGTGGGTGATTCAACACTGAAGACCGGAGTTTCCGGCGGAACATCAATCGTCAAGACTACAACTGAGACAGTTATTACAACTTTCTCGGATGCACAGTATGGCGGATTTTTGGGAAGCGGCGGAACTTTGAATTCAGGTCGTATCTACTCTTATGGTAACACAGCCTCCGGCACCTTACAATCAAGCCACTACGTGGAAGATACTGGTGCAGCAGGAAATGTTACATTGAGTAAAATAACAGATGCTATGGAACTTATCGGAGCACACGGGTACAACCCAACAGCTCTTATGATTTCCCCAGCACACTACAAGACCATCCTCAACATGGCAGACTTCACAACTGCGGTAGCAAGCGAGCACAGATACGTGCTTGATACGCCCGTAGAGAGAACCTCAATCACTGGTCTAATTGGAAGCATATATGGATTGCGTGTATACGTCAATGCATGGTGTCCTCCAGATAGATACTTTACGTGGGATGAATCTGTGAAGCCTATGGCTTATGTAGAGAGAAGGCCGTTGACTGTAGAAGAGGCAAACCCCGGTTTCGGAATTGTCGGTTCTTACATGTCGATGCGATACGGATTAAAGGTTACAAACCCATCGTCCGGTGTAGTTATCTATAACTCTGGTTAGATAGATAATTATTAAGGGCGAACAGGAGGGGGCGCCCTAAGCTCCCCTCCACTTAAGTTTATTTTTTAAACGGGTCCCCAACCTATGCCACAAAATATATTATCAAGTAAGACCAATTATGGTGCTAACAAGAATTACGTCGAATCTCGCGTGGCTACAGCATCACAAGGTACACAAGGGACCATAGGAGGAACTGGTGCGCAAGGTACAGATGGTGCTCAAGGAGCTACAGGAGCTACGTCTTCTCAAGGTTCTCAGGGAACTACAGGAACACAAGGCACACAGGGTAATCAAGGTATTCAAGGAACTCAGGGAACAACTGGAACTCAAGGGAATACAGGAACTCAGGGAACTACTGGCACTCAAGGTACAACTGGAACTCAAGGCACAACGGGTACGCAAGGAACTACGGGTGCTCAAGGAACGCAAGGAACTCAAGGTACTCAAGGAACAACTGGAACTCAAGGAACTACAGGTACGCAAGGAACACAAGGAACCCAAGGAGCTCAGGGAAAACAGGGACTTTTTGGTGGTAATAGTATAGAATTTAATTACAGTAGTTTTGATATTACTGCTGGCTCACCGGGAGCAAATAATTTTGGATTTAATTTAACATTGCCCGGTGGTGGAGGTGTGCCTAATTATGGTTTAATTTCTAAAGTTGGGCTTTCAGACACCGATATAAATAATGATGACGTTAGTGCTTGGAATGATTCATTAGATGATGGAGATAGCACTACAAGAGGACATTTAAGAATATTTAAAACAGATGATTCTACTACTTGGGTTACATTTAACATTACAGGAGCTAATGTAGCTGGGGGAGTAGGAGTTTCTGCTTATGAAGAAGTACAAGTATCATATGTTGATAGTAATAGTTATTTTACTAATGGTGATGATTGTGTTGTTACGTTTGTTCAGTCTGGAGATAAAGGAACTCAAGGGAATACAGGAGCTCAGGGAACTACAGGTACACAAGGAACTACAGGTACTCAAGGTACTGATGGAACTCAAGGAACTACAGGTACTCAAGGAACTACAGGTACTCAAGGAACTACAGGTACACAGGGAGCTACAGGTACACAAGGAACTACAGGTACGCAAGGTACACAAGGTGCTACTGGCCCACAAGGGGCTACAGGTACTCAAGGAGCTACTGGAGCGCAAGGAACTCAAGGTACACAAGGTGCTACTGGACCTCAAGGCGCAACTGGAACTCAAGGAACTCAAGGAGCTGATGGACCACAAGGAACTACAGGTACACAGGGAACTACAGGTACACAAGGAACTACAGGTACGCAAGGAACTACTGGTACGCAAGGCGCAACTGGAACTCAAGGAACTCAAGGCACACAAGGTGCTACTGGACCTCAAGGCGCAACTGGAACTCAAGGAACTCAAGGAGCTGATGGACCACAAGGTGCTCAAGGTATTCAAGGAATAACAGGACCTCAAGGAACTGACGGAACTCAAGGAACACAAGGAACTCAGGGAACTTTAGGTACTCAAGGAACTACAGGAGCTCAAGGAACTACAGGAACTCAGGGAACTCAAGGAACTATAGGAACACAAGGAACTCAAGGAGTTCAAGGAACTGATGGAATAAGAGGAGGTACAAGATATGATTTCTCTACTACTACTACCGAGGCAGACCCCGGAGCAGGAATCTTCAGATTTAATCATGCTACTTTTGCTTCAGTTACAGAATTATATATAGACGACAATGATGCTGACGGTACTACACAAACCGATTGGTATGCAACATGGGACGATTCTTCTAGTACCATTAAAGGTACTATTATTATACAATCAGCGGATGGAAGTGATGCTTCCTATGCTTCAATGCAAGTAACCGCTATATCAGATGAAACAGGTTATTATACAATAACAGTTACTCCTGTAGAAGGTTCAGGAAACCCACCCTTTAGTAATGCTGAAGAGTGTGTTTTAGAATTTAATAGGACAGGAGATAAAGGTACTCAAGGTACAACAGGAACTCAAGGAACTCAAGGAATTCAGGGAATTCAAGGAACTACAGGAACTCAAGGTACTACAGGAACTCAAGGTACTCAAGGTACTCAAGGTATTCAGGGAGTAACGGGAGCTCAGGGCGCTACTGGAACACAGGGAACAACGGGGACCCAAGGAACTACAGGAACGCAAGGAGCTACCGGTGCTCAAGGAACTACTGGTACTCAAGGAACACAAGGAACACAAGGAATTCAAGGAACTACAGGAACACAAGGAGCTACCGGTGCTCAAGGAACTACAGGAACTCAAGGTACTACTGGTACTCAGGGCGCTATTGGAACACAAGGCACAACGGGGACTCAAGGTGCAA